ACGACATCAAGCCACTCCCCTCCACGGTCACCCGCGAACCGGACACACGGCAGCCCGGGGAGGCGCTGGACCCACAGCGATTCGACAAGCGCTGGATCCGACGCAAGAAGGCCAACACGCCGGACCGGGACTGGGAAAGCGTCTATCAGCAGAACCCATCCGTCGGAAAGGGCACGGTCTTCTTCCTCGACCGGATGCGGTTCTACGGCACCACCGCATGGCCCGGCCAGCCGGGCGATCCCTTGTTGCCAGGCCGCTTCATCCGGACGATCCTGTCGGTCGACGCGACCTTCGACGACACCGCCGGCAGCGACATGGTGGCCATGACCCTTTGGGGTCAGACCGAAGCCGGTGCTTGGCTGCTCGATCTGGTGAACGAGCGTCTCGACTTCCCCAAGACCGTGGCCATGATCAAGGCACTACGGAAGCGCCATGAATTTGGAGAGCTGTTGATAGAGAAGAAGGCCAATGGTGCCGCCATCATCAAAAGCCTGACCCAGGAGGCCCACGGCTACCGCGTGGTAGCGACTGGGGTGGGCACGATGGGCAGCAAGGAGTCCCGTGCCAATGCGGCCAGTGTGCTGTTCAACCGCGGGGAGGTGTTCCTGCCGCGGTCTGCGCCGTGGTCTCAGACGGTAGTCAATCAGCTGGTCAAGTTCCCCGCTGACACTTTCGACGACATCGTGGACTCCACCACGCAGCTCCTGATCTACCTGGAGGGATCCGGCCCGCTGAGCTTCGCGACCATCAGCTGGGGCCATGGCTCAGGGCAGCCCATCACGCTGGATCAGACCACCCTGCAGGTCATGAGGCAATCGGGCTGGACAGAAGAGGCGATAATGGATTATCAGAAACTGATGAATCGATAGCGATGGTTTCCACTGCCCCCCGGCGCAGCGCCAGGAGCCGCAAGCCGCGGGAGGTGCCGCCGGCTGTGGTGGAGGCACAAGCCGAGGCCCTGGGGGCGTTCCCGCCGCCGACCGCCGGCAGCGAAGAACTGGCCGCCAACAACCTGCTGCTGGCCGCCAAGGAGGCGAACCGCCTGGCTGCTATGACCGGCATCGCCTACGAAGACCTCTACCCGGTGGCCTTGATCGGCCTGCTCAAGGGCTGCCGTCGTTACGACCCGGAGAAGATCAATCCCGGTACGGGCAGGCCCTACAGGCTCAGCACCTATGCGGTGCCCTGCATTCGCGGCACCCTGCTGCAGTGGCTGCGGAAGCACGGCCATCGCTCCGGGGTCCGCTGGCCTGATGCCTGGCGTGATCGAGCGCCGGTGGTGCGCCGGCTGGTGGCGGAGGGTGCCCAGCTGGCGGCCGTAGCTGAGGCCGTGGGCCTGCCTGAGCAGGAGGTGACCGAAATCCTGCGGGTCCAGGCGCCGGTGCGCACCTGCGACCCGGACGCCCAGGGCCTCTCATGCCGTGATCCGGAGCTGGTTGATGAGATCGAGATCGGCCCTGAGCTGCAGCAGGCCCTGGAGTGGGCCGATGAAGCCCATTGCGGGCTGGAGTGGGCGGACCGCCGGGCGCTGGAGCTCAGTTGGTGCCAGGACCGCCGCCGGACGCTGATTCGGTTGCCGTTCGGGCAGTTCATCCGCAACGCTCGGGCCCTGACCCGGGGGCAGCGCCTGCCGGAACGCGCCAGCCAGCAATGTCTGGCCCTGCAGCTCCCGGAGGTTGCGGCCGGCGGCGAGGCGGCGCCACGGCGCATCACCGACCCGCGGGAGATCGTCGCAGCGGTTGAACAGCTGGCCCTGTTCGACGGCGGGAAAACTGCAGCAGCAGACGAAGGGGCAGGCGGTGCGGCTGTCGATCAACCATCCCAGCGACCGCGGCAACTTGCCGAGCTTCCAGCATCCCCGGCTGAAGGAGGTGCTGAAGGAGCTGGATCTGGTCGGCGATTGCTGGGACCTGCTGCGGAACAGCAAGCCGACCTATCTCAAGAAGGAGGACGGTGAGAGCAAGACCGCGCACGCGGGCCGGCTGGAGCGCAGCAGCTACCCCAGCTTCTACCGCGATGCCGTAGCCGCTTTCGCCGGGGTCCTGAGCCGGTATGAGTTGCGCGAGGCCCCGAAACGGCTGGTTGCGGAGGGTGCCGCCAACATCGACGGCCGGGGCAACTCACTGCGGGCCTGGGGCCTGCATGTTGACGCACTGGCCCTGCGCGACAACGGCTGTCTGGTGATGGCCGACCTGCCAAAGGGCCGGCCCGAGAGCCGGGCGGCGGAGCGAGCGGCGCGCCGCCTGCCGCGGTTCAGCTTCGCGGAGCGGCGCAACGTCCTGAACTGGCGCATCGACCCGGACCTGTTGATCCCAAGCCAGGTGACGGTGCTGGAGTGGGTCGAAGAAGAGGACGGCGACTACGGGGTCAAGCTGGAGCCCCGGTACAGGGTGATGAAGGGCGGGGAGTGGCGGCTACTGAAGGTCGAGGGGCTTGATCCCGTGGGCCAGGGCCGGGCGAGCGTGGGCGACGGCAGCGTGGTCGAAGTGGACGCCGGCACCTTCACTGGCGCTGGCGGCGCCCTGCTGACCCATCCGCCCTGCCGGTGGTACTCCCCCAGTCGCGACCCGTTCGGCGAGGGGGCGCCCACCCTGCTGGCCCTGGCCAACCTGACCCTGGACTGGTTCCGCGAATACTCCGACCTGACGGAGCTGCTGCACCGGTGCGCCCTGCCGGTGGCCTGGATCCGTGATGCGGCGAGAGTGCCCGGCACACCCCTGACTCTGGGCCCCAACAGCGTGGTGGAGCTGCGCGGGGAGGGGAGTGAGATCGGCTTCGCAGAGCTGGGCGGCAGCAGCCTGGACAAGCACATCCAGCACCTGGCCAACATCGAGAAGCTGATCGATCGATCCACCCTGAGCTTCCTGTTCTCCGGCGGCGGCGATCGGACCGCGACGCAGGCGGAACTGGAGAGCGCCCAGGTGCAGGCCACCATCACCGGCATGGCCGAGGCGAAGAACAGCTGCTGGCAGAGCCTGTTTGAGCTGTGGGGCCAGCTCAGCGGCGACCTACCGGGCAAGAACGCGGGCCTCGATCTGCTGCCCGGAATCACGGACAAGCCGGTGGATGACGCCCTGCTGAACCTCGCCGGCAGCCTCTACGACAAGGGCCTGCTGCGCCGCGAAACCGTGACCCACTTGGCCGGCAAGCGCGGGATGCTCCGGCCAGGGGTGGATGCCAAGCGAGAGGCGCGGGAGCTGGACGAGCAGGATGCCGAGGCCGAGGCCCGTCTGAACCCGCCGACACCAGGCCCGGCGGAGCTGGGGAACGAGGGCATGGAGGATGAGGAATCGCCGGAGGACGAAGCGGAGGACCAGGCGGAGGATGAGCAGGAGCTGAGCTGACGGGAAAACTGAGGCAGAAACCCGCATCACAAGCCAATGGCTCGCGTTGGCCGCCGCACCTACAACCGTGACGCGCGAGGTCGGTTTGCGTCAGGGGGTAGTGGTGGCAAGGTCAAGCGCGGAGCGCCAAAGGCTGCGGGTGGCAGCCTGAAGGCCCGGACCAGCGCCGCAAAAAGCCGAAAAAAGCTGGCAGAGATGGATCCCGGTGATCGCTCGCTTAAAGCGGTGCTGAGCCGTCGCGCACAGAAAGCGGCGGTTACCCGCACGGCCAAGGCGGCTGTCGAGGCACGAAAGGCTAATCGCGTCAGATTGAAACTCAAGGAAAAACCTAAAACTGTATTGAAGAAAAATCAACGCAGAAATGCAAATAAAACCAAAATTACTAAATTAAAACCGAGTTACCAGGAAAGGTTGGTGCGGGCTAGGCAGACAGCGCGGCGCATTGAGGCGAGTCGAGCCGAAAGGGCTTCTCGGCCTGGCGCGACTTACCGCGACTACGTTGCTAAACTCACCGCAACCAGGCGCCGAAACGCACTGCTTTCTAGGCCGCTGCCACCGGGTAATACTGGGCAAGCGGCAAGGTCGCGGACAAGCCGGAAAAAAACAAAAACAGATCGGCAGGTATCGGATCAAATACAAAGGATATTAAACTCGTCATTGGATCGCAACAGGGTTATTGGTGAAAAAACAATGGAGGCGCTGAAGCGAGCCTCTGACAGGGTTGTCGGCCCATCCGAGGCAAGAATTTTGAGGGCCATGGCAGCAAGAGATCGACTTGAAAGGTCCGGTGCAAAAAACAATCTTTTAAGCGGTCCAAAGAATCGCGATCAAGGAAGCCGCTTGGCCGATAGAATACTGGAGCTTAGGCGAATCTCCGAAAATACCCCAGGGCGTTGGGGTATAGAAAATGTTGGGCAAATGATCTTAAGCGCAAGAAGAGAGGCGTATTACAAAACAAAAAAAGGAAGGGCTGAAGTGAAAAGACTGGAGGCGGCTAAGCGTGCAGCTGAGGATGCGGCATCAAGAGCCGCCCTTCGGCGCATGGGACTTTTGTAGTAATTCAACGCGATTTATGGCCACCATCGGCGACCGCCAGATCCGCCTGGCAGACGACTACGCCGCGGCCCTCGACGCCCTGGCCACCCGGGCCACGGAGAACACCACCGCGGCACTTGCCAAAGCCCTGGCCACCACCC